TCTTTAGCAGAAGTGCTAGTCGTGACCGGATACTGGAATCACGACATCCCATTCGACACAGACGATCTGTTCACAGTTGTGGACGTCATCAACGAACAAAAGAAAGCGCAACGGCGTAGACAATGACAACGAACACATCTATTGAAGTTGTCGGCGTTCGTGACGCTATCCGTTCGCTAAACAAGATTGAGCCTGGACTGCGCAAACAGTTTGTCGCTGACGCAACCCGTATTGCTCAACCTGCCATTCAAGAAGTGCAACGCGGATACAGTCAAATTCCGTTGTCTGGCATGGCTCGTCAATGGACGCAAAACGGCAAAAAGATATTTCCTTTCTCAATTGCCCGCGCAATCTCTGGAGTCAAACTAAAGGTAGATGCTTCTCGAGAGGCAACTTCCCTGATCTACATCACCCAAACGTATGTTGCTGCAGCAGTCTTTGAAGCAGCAGGACGCGCAAACCAAAACAGCCTTGGTGATTCGCTTGGACGTCTATCCCCAGGTCATACGCGCATCCTTGGGCCTGCAGTGTTTCGCAAGCGTCGAGAGATTGAGCGCGAGATGCTCAGTGCAACTAACCAGGTCAAAAACCGCGTTCAGAGAGAACTCAACTAATGGCACTTGCAATCCCCATCATCACAGAATTTGACGGCAAAGGAATTTCCTCTGCTATTAAGGAATTCAAGAATCTTGAGACCGCTTCAGACAAAGTCGGCTTCGCAGCCAAACAAGGAGCAAAGGTCGCAGCAATTGGATTCACAGCCTTAGCAGCTGCGGGAGCCGCTGCCGGTGCAGTCCTTTTCAAAGCAGCGCAAGCAGCAGCGGAAGATCAAGCAGCACAGGTCAGACTTGCTTCACAAATTAAAGCAACTTCAGACGCAACCGATGTCCAGATCAAAGGCGTTGAAGAATACATTGACAGAACCCAACGCGCAGTCGGCGTAGCGGACGACAAACTTCGTCCGGCATTTGGTCGTTTAACGGCAGCAACAAAAGACGTCAACAAAGCCCAAGACCTTCTCAACATTGCATTGGACATTTCCGCAGCAACAGGCAAAGACGTTGAAGGAGTTGCTTCAGCCTTGGCTCGTGCGCAGGAGGGCGCGTATGGCCCGCTAGAAAAACTTGGTATCGGCTACGAAAAAGGCGAAGTCAAAGCACGAGGATTCTTAAATGTTCAAAAAGACCTTGAGGATCGTTTCTCAGGCTCAGCATCTGAACGCGCAAAAACTTACGAAGGCATCATGGATCGTCTTCGTATCACCCTCGGAGAATTGCAAGAGTCAATTGGCTACAAAGTCCTTCCAATTTTGTCACGGCTTACAGATGCAGCATTGGCCATTTCTGACGCTTTCGGCAGGGACGGCGCAGCAGGCGGAATTGCAGAACTTCAAACACAACTGGTCAATCTCGGCACAGGCTCCGACGGCATGATTAACACGTTTGGCAAAATCTACAACTCCATTGTCGGCTTCGTAAACGGCGTACAGGCTGCACTTGCAATCCCAATGGCAGCAATCCACTTCTTGCGCACAGGCGACCTTGGCAACTACACAGTCAAAAAGATTCCATCGTTTGCTGAAATGATGGCGTCCCAAAACGCGCGACCAGGCTTTACTTCAGCCCGTGAATTTGAATCACAAATGAATCGCGGTACTTCAGGCGGTGCAACTTTCGGCGGAGGCACAGGCGGAGGCAGAGGGGGTACTGGTGGCGGTGGCGGTGTTAGTCGAGGAGCAACCCCAGGCAAGATTGTCGGGTCAGTACCCGAAACAGTATTCATGGACATGGGCCAAGGTCTTGCGAGCGACTTCAGCCAAATGGGAATCGGCGGAATTCAAGGTCTCAACGGCGTCACAATTAACATTGACGCAGGACTTATTTCATCACCCGCGTCAGTCGGTCAAGACATCATTGACGCCATTCTCGCAGCGCAACGCAACTCAGGACAGGTCTTTGCACCGGCGGTTACTCTCTAATGACCGTCCCCACATACCAAGTTCTCGTTGGATTCCAAACGACCACAGGATTCGGTACACCCTTTCAACTTGACGACGCCGTCTACGGAATTCTCGACACAGGCACCCTTGGCGGTCTCGCATACGCAGACCTGACCTCTCTCGTCCTGTCAGTCAACATTAAGCGCGGACGCAACCGCCAACTAGACCAATTTAACGCAGGAACCGCACAGGTCGTCTTTAACAACAACTCCCGCATCCTTGACCCGCTCAACACGTCCTCGATTTACTACCCGTTTGTATTGCCTCGCTCGCCAATCATCATTTACGCCAACGGGACGCCCATCTACACAGGCTTCGTCGAGGATTGGGACTTGGATTACCAGAACGCTAACCAAGGCAGAATGTTCGCTCGATGCGTTGACACCTTTGGAACTTTGGCAAATCAACAACTTAACGCCTTCACCCCGTCCGCACAGACTTCAGGCTTGCGCGTAGACGCGGTTCTAGACCTCCCAGAGGTCGCTTATCAGGGCGCAAGGTCTATCGGTACAGGGTCGTCAACTCTCGGGGCTTACGCGGTCTCTCAGGACACAAACGTCCTCAACTATCTTCAGCAGGTCAACACCTCCGAACAGGGTTACCTCTACACCTCAGCCGACGGAACTCTAACCTTCAAGGGGAGGTCAAGCGTTCTGAACCCCGTCGCAAACGCTTCATTCACAACAAACGGCACAGGCATTCCATACATGACCCTGGTCAATCAGTACGGATCGGAACTGCTTTACAACTACATCGTGACGCAATCACCCGCAGGAGCTGCACAAACCTCATCAGACGCAGACTCAATTGCGTTGTACCAGGCTCAGAACTACAACCTCCTCAACCTGCTCAACTCCACAACCTCAGAAGTCGCAGGGCTTGGCGCGTATCTTCTCGGCAAATACCGCAACCCCGTCGTCCGCTTCACAGGCGTTTCGTGCGAACTTGCAGCACTTACCTCCGCGCAATGGGCAATTATCTTTGCCATCGACTTGACGTCAGTCGTCACAGTGCAAAAGGATTACAACACCGGAACCCCGCTGACAGAATCGCAAACTTTAATTACTTCAGGAATTGAACACAGAATCGTTCCAGGGTCTCACATTGTTTCGTACACTTTTGAGAGTACGGACGGCAACCAATACCTCACCCTCGATGATGCAATCTTCGGAACGCTTGACAACAACCTTCTCAGTTTCTAAAGGAGACACAACATGACAATCAGTACACCCACAGTCTCAGGACAGATCCTGACTTCGGCATACGTCAACAACAACATCAACTCAGGCCTCGTCTACATCAACAGCAAGACCTGGACTTCAACGTCAGCAGCGCAACAAATTGACAACTGTTTCACATCTGAATATGCAAACTACCGCCTGCAATTTTCGGCTATTGGCTCAGCAACTACAAGCGTCAACGTGCTGATGCAAGTTGTCAACGGCACCTCGCCAGTTACGACAAGCAGTTACTTTCGTTCAATTATGTCTGGCGGAACCTCAGCACCCGCAGCCTCTTTTAGCGGAAGTCAGACTGCTTGGATTGCAGGACTTATTGGAGACACCGCAGCCAGTTTTGTCATGGACTTGCAAAACCCGCAAGCAGCAACAAAGACCACAGGCACCTCAACATTTATGACGTCATCAACAAACGACTTTCTTGCCGGCACTTGTGGCCAAATGATTCTGTTAACAGATCAGTATGAAGGCATCTCCATTGCGCCTGCGTCTGGCACCTGGGCAGGAACTTTGACTGTGTTTGGATACCGCCAAGCATGATGCAAAAAAGCCTGATTCTATTGGTTATTTGCGCGTCACTTACCGCCTGCGCAGACCGTACCCGCGTCAATTGTGAGCGCGTAAAAAACAAAGCACTTTCGGCAGCAACAATTGCACCGAACGAAACAGGAACAGGACGTTGCGCATGAAATTCCGAGCAAGACTCTCCAATGAAGAAATCAAAGGACGACTGATCCTGATTGTCGGACTGGCAATCTCTGTTGCATTTGTTGGCACCGTGTTCGTTCTTCTCTACGGACTTCTGTTTGTGGTACAGCCTCTCGAGCAGGCACCCAACGATGCTGAAGCCTGGAAGATATTGTCACCGCTAACTTTGACTATGTCGGGCGTTTTGGCGGGGCTCCTCGCTTCAAACGGGCTAAAAGGGAACCAAAACGACAAGGACAAGAGAGATGACTAAATACACCGGAACCTCTGACGGCGTAGCAACAGCAAAACGACCAGGAACAGAACGCTTTGTCCTTCTCTGCAATAAAAGATGGGGCTTCAAAAATCTTGGAACTTGGGTCGTTCGTGACATCGTTGGCAAGCCTGGCGTTACTTCTGTGCACGGAACTGCAAGGGCTCTTGATACCTCGTTCGG